TCTAAAGAAGTCTAACAAACCTGATGACTGTGGGAAAAAGTTTTCTGTGTTTGTTGTTGCAGCATTTACAGCCTGACCAATTGCACCACCCATGCCACCCGCACCTTGAAGTTGCTCACCAAGTAAGAATCTAGTTCCACCAGTGCCTCCCAATACATTTCCTAATCTGTTTGCCGATGGAGGAACTAAACCTGCGCCAAGTAAACCACCAAACCCAGCCCCCATAACACTATCAAATCCAAGCATTTGAGCTGCTTGGCTTCCTCCTGCCGCACCCATTCCACCAGTTACAAATGGCAACAATTGAGCGCCAGTTGCGGGTGCAACTTTAGGAGTGACAGCACCACGAGTTGTGTCAACAATGTCTCTCAACAAGCTAACTTCATCTAGCAATTCTGGATTGCTTGCAAATGCTGTACGTTGTGGAGTTGGGGCATCTGGTCTACCAAGGTTCAATGTTCTTGTAAAAGCAGGGGCTGAGAATCCAGTAGCCGCATCTGGATTGATAGCTCTACTTCTTGCCTCATTAAGAATAGAGTACTGAGCCGCTTGCTTACCAACAGGGGACATCAAACTAACTGCTCTTCCTGCTGTTGCAGGGTTGGTGTCAAAGTTAAACTTCTGTGCCGCTAAATCAATATCATCTACGCCTGACCTACTAGATACAAGTTTGTAAATATTGGGGTCATCACGAAATGGCAAAACAGTAGCTTTGAACTGGTCAATAGCTTTAGTGTGTTGAAGGCCAGCAGGTGTAAACAATTTAGCGCCATTTTCATCAATGGCAGGAGCAGCCCATACATCCACATCATCAGCCATACCTTTGTACAACTGGTTAATTGCGTTAACTTGTTTTTCGTTGTATGAGCCAGGCACGACACCTTTGCGAACACGCTCTAACTCAGCAAAAACTGTAGATTGCAAATCACGCATTTCTTTGTAAGAACCACCACCACTTTGACTCAAAGCATCTAGTTTTTCTATTGTTTTCTCAATAATTGGAGTTTGTGAAGTAGATGGGAATTGCTTTACAACATCAAGTTTTGCTTGGTTGGTATTGCGTAATGGAATAATGTCATCACCAGCCAACACTTCAGCTTGTTTAAACTGAGGATTAACATTGTCTTTTGCAGTTTTATATTGTTGACGCAAGTCATTAGCAATAATCTGTTTCTCACCGCCATCTTTCATCCCCGCAGGACGCAAGTTATCAGTTGTTCTCTCAATCAAACTCTTTACTTGATTTGCTTTAGCTTGATTTGATTGGTCTGTTGTATAACCAAACTGACGAAATTTTGTAAGCGTACCAGCACCTGGGCCACCAACATCAGCAACATCAACATTGACACCACGTTGAGCCGCAGATTCAATAATCTGACCAGTTACTGGATCACGATAACGTGTGCCAGAAGGAATGTTTCCTGCACGAGCAGCAACAGCACCTGCTGGTAGACCTGTTGCCAAGTTAATACCTAGCAAAGCTAATGGATTTTGTATGTCAAATAGACTACGAGCAGTTTCAGCCGCACCAGTACCAACAGTAGCACCCGCTGCTTGTGCAATCGGTTGAGCCGCCAATCCACGACCAACAACTTGAGCAGTTAAATTAGGGGCTTGTTGTAGCAAACCGCCAGCGCCACCCATTACGGGAATACCTGCTACTGCACGAGTAACATTAGCAATACCTCTTTGGAACTCATTTTCTGGTTGTGGCAAACCAAGCATATTTGCAAAGTTTGACATTGCTTGGCTAGGGTTTTGAAGCTGACTACCAGTAGCCCTGTTAATCAACATATTTAATGGTGACCCAACAATGTCAGCAATTCCTCCTGCACCTTCCAATCCGTACCTAATTGTCCGACCAACTTCATTAACAGCTTGATTACCTAAGCGATTAAAAGCAGTTCTTTGAGGTGCGGGAGCTTGTTGGACAACAGGCTGTCCAATCATTGAGGGATCAACTTCACGAAAGCCACGATCTTGAGTAGCCATGCCCCTTAAATCAATCTTGGGAGCTTGTTGTGGAGGTTGACCAATTAATGAAGGATCAATATCTCTAAAAGTAGCCATTTTTGTACCTACAACTTTCTCAACGTAGTTTTGCGTTTCTTTGAATGGGGGAACTCCACCATACTTTTCAACATTGCCAGGTCCTGCGTTATATGCCGCAGCCACTAATGTAGGATCTTGAAACTGTTGTGTTAACTGGCTTAGATACTTAACACCACCTCTGATGTTATCTTTCCATTCCATTCTATTAACACCAAGATCTTTTGCAGTCGCACTCATCAACTGCATAGGTCCATAGGCACGATCACCAGTTCGTGTCTTAGGTCCTATAGCGTTAAATGCACCGCCAGATTCTGTCTCAACAATCTTCTGTACCAAAGAATAAGGAACGCCTTGCCTTTGGGCTTCTTGCCTAGCAAATTCGTAAACTTGATCTTTGGTTGCCATCAGTCATAAACCCGATAAGAGCCATTAGGCAATTGATAAGCTGTTTTACCCTTATCTGGACCAGCAGTAACTTGGAACTGAGGCAAGTACTTACGCAATCCAGGCGCTTCAAACATACCCCTTTGACCTTGTGGTGACGCCTCCCATTTACGAATAGCATCAGGACCCGCATTTTGAGGATCAGATACAAAGTTATAGTATTCTTGTTTGCGTTTATTGGCTTCCCGCAAAACAGCTAAGTTAAAGTTTGTAGATTCTTTAGGGTCTGTAATTTGAGCATTACGCTGACCATAGTAGCCAATCTCAAAGTTAGAAATTGCGCCTACTGCTTCAGACAAACTTTCACCAGTTAAAGCATTGATACCTTGACGGGCTGAAATAGCGTTTGTTAAGAATTGTTTATTCCGCTCCCCAGAAACACCAAGACTGTTAAACACATTGCCTAGTTGAGTTCTGACGTTTGTAAATGAACCAGTATCAAAGCCTGGGCTGTTATACGCATTCTGTAATTGGTCAATTACTGGAGCAGTCTTTTTAGCTGTTTGATAGCCTTTGTAAGCATCATCAAGAATTGGCTTAAATGCAGCATTCAAAGTTGCTTGTGCTGTACTTGGTCCAGTTATTGGTTGAGCAACGGGACCGCCCTGACCTTGCATTGCAGGTGGTGTAACAAACTCAAATGATGGCGCACCAGTTTGTGTTGTAGATGGGCGAGGAATATTAGCTTCACGAGCCGCAGTTTCTGTTTTAGTACGTTCAGCAAGAGCATTTAATGTTCCTGCTGCATTTCTAATTCCAGCAACTTGTCCAGTAGCATCAAAAAGATACTCTTCACCTTTTGTCAATTCAGGTAAAGTGTTCAATGCTGTTGCAGATCTAAATCCACCAATTGCTCCAGTTTGAAACTGTGGTTGCCCATCTAGCATAGTACCAGTTGTAACTGTGCCAACTTTTGTATCAACTTTAGGAGCAAAACCAGTGATTTTCCCACCTGGTCCTACAATGTAACCATCTTGTAGTTTAGGTTGCATTGCCGTTAAAGTTTCACGAATCTGAGGTTGAGCAGGGTTACCCGCTAAACGCAAAGACTCAGATAAAGCTTGCTGATAGTCAATTGGTTGATTAATTAGCTGTGGTTCCACTCGGCCTAATGGTGCGCCTAGTTTGTTTGCTAAAGCATAAGGACTAGATAAATCTGGTTCTCTACCTAAAGTCGCATTTAATGCCCTTCTACCTGCTTGTTGTTCAGTAGGTGCAAATCTGCTTGTAAAGGATGCTAATTCATCTTGCTGACGTTTAGCAATCTCAGAGTCTCGAATCATCTTCTGCATATTTAATGATGTAGCAGGGATATCCATTGCTGACTTAAAGCCAGTAGCAGGATCACCACTCAATAAACTGCCAATCAAAAACTGCTGAGTAGCCTGTTTCTGCATTGCTTGTTTTTCAGCATCAGACAAACCCGTCAATGCGGCATCAGATAACAACCCAAGATTAAACATATAAACTCCTTAACCAATACCTAACAAGCCAAGCAAACCTTGTCTTGATGTAGATGTTTGTTGTGTACCAGAACCACCACCAACATTGATACCCAATGCTTGATTGAGAATCTGTTGTTGTTCCAAGGGAAGATTGCGAATAGCATCCAACTGTTGCTGAGACAAGCCTTGTTGCAATGCACCCTGTTGAGCAAGTTGATTAGCTTGACCAAAACCAAGATTCTGCAAGTTAGTGGCGGCACTAGCTAACTGAGATGCACTCGCAATATTCTGCTGATTACCTTGCAATCCAGCTTGTTGGTTTAATTGTTGAGCTTGTAATTGATTTTGTGCATTAGCCAAAGACGCAGCATTCTGAGCAGTAGCACCAAACTGACCCGCTTGGTTTCTTGCCGCTTGGTTTGCCAAGTTAGTAGCTTGTTGGTTGGCGGCATTGAACTGCGCCATTTGATTGCCTTGAGCTTGTGTAGCCAAACCTGCTTGTTGGAAATTACCAGCGTTGTACTGAGCCATCTGGTTCAAAGCCGCTTGGTTTGACAACCCTGCTTGTTGCAAGTTACCCGCATTAAACTGAGCCATCTGATTAGCCGCAGCTTGGTTAGCCAATGCCGCTTGTTGGGCAGTTTGAGTGTTAAGTTGTCCAGTAGAAAGGTCAACACCTTGGTTAGCCAAAGCCGCACGTAAAGCCGCATCTTGATTAGCCAAACCGAACTGACCAGCAAGTTGTAAGGACTGTTGAGTAGTCGCAAGATCTTGTGCTTGGTTAAGTTGTTGTGCTTGCATAGCACGAGCCAAATCAGCCTCAGAAGCTTGTTGAGCCGCTTGATAAGCCGCAGCATTCTGTTGGGCAACCAAACGAGCCGCATTTTCTCCAAAGGCACGATTAGTCTCAGCCTCTGCAACACCCTGTCGTGAGCCACCAAAAGCCCTAGCCGCAGTAGCTTGAGCCGCAGTCTGTTGTTGTTGTAACTGTCTAGAACGCTCTAAATCAGCCAAGCTTTGGTTAGTAACAGCCTGTGTATATGGGTTCATATACTGCTGAATATTCTGGTTTAAGAATGAACCTGCGGCAACATCACGGATATTAGCCCTTGCCTGTGGAGCAATAGCACCTAAAGCTTCTTGAGCAACCTGAGAGCCAGTTACACCTGCGGCATTGACATCACGAATACCAGTTCTAGCCAATTGAGCCGCTTGAGCTTGTTGGGCAGGACCCGCAGATACTCCCGCAAATGTTTGAGCAGGACCCGCAGTTACACCACCAAAACCTTGTGCCATTGCACCCGCAGCACTGGCCTGTGAAGGGCTATATCCTTGTGCTAGTGCATTTTGATAAGATACGTTTTGCGGTTGATAACCTGAACTTCTCATCAACGTGTTGGCGGCATCTGTTGCGTATAAATTAGGCGCACTTGTAGTTTTTGCAAGCTCTCTATTTAAAGCAAATGCTTGTTGTTGGTCAGGATCTAACCCCGCAAATTGCCTTGCCCCAAGCCCAGTAGCTACACCTTGTGCGCCTTGGTAATTCTGAGTGAATAGATCACGAAGAGCAGGATCTAACTGCTGACTGCTACTGCTTCCACCGCCTAGAGACATATTATTCCCCTTGTATCCATTTAATTGCATCATCATGTGACGTAAAATATCGCCACATTTCCGTACTTACTTCTCTCATTGCTTCTTTTCCTCGAAGCAATAGTACTATCATTGGTGCTATTTGTAATGAAATAATACGCAATGTGAGCGCATAGGCTCTGTCGTTGGTATTACCATTTTCAAGTTCTACAGAGTCTTGCCAAGCATTTATACTCTGTATAACCAAAGGCATTAAAAATGTCTTATTTTGGTTAAAAAACTCATTTGTAGGTAGCGTCACCAAAGCGTTCCAAAAGACAGTATCTATGTCTTTTCTTGTTAATTCTTTATCTTTATCTACCAAGTCATCCCATAACTCAGCTATTCCAGATAAAGCAACTAAAAAATCAACAGCACTTTGGTTGCCACCAAACCATTCTAACAGTTTGGCATTTCTGATTTCACGCCATTCTTGTGAATCGTGGTCAATCATAATATATTTAACGCAAACTTCCTAGTTTCCCATCAAATCTAATAACACCCACTCGCCAATCAGTTAATCTAACGCCTTCAATCTTTGCGGCAACCTGTCGTCCACTAATTCGTACTGAAGTAGGGCTTTCCATTGAATATGGGCCATAGTTGTATTCTGTAGAATTAGGATAGAACTTAGTGCTAAACCGCACCTGTACATCACCCGTGGTCTTTTCATCAGGAACTAATCCTATAAGACTCATGGTTCTATCCCCAGAACCAATCTCTACTGGTCCTGACTCAGCAAACAATGTCTGACCATCATAAGCAAATCCAACTTCATGCTCATAAACATACCCATCTGTAGAAACCATAAGTGGGTTATTAAAGATGCCACGATCTGTGCCACACGTACGTGCTAACGTACCAATAGCCCAATGATTTTCACGATAGTTATAAGACACGTATGAATCTATTTCAGTAGATGCAGCACTTGGGTAAAACCACCAAATCTCACCATAAGTAGAGTTGTGTACGCAATAAATCTTAGATGATTGAGCAGTGTTTAAATTACTAAACACATAATCAGATACATCTGAATTTAAAGGTTTGACAAAGCCATCGTATATCCAAAAGCCTGATCCAGACATCCAAATACAAGCATTATCAGTAGCCGCTACCGATTGCTTAGAAATAACTCCACAGCCAGTACCAATACGCTCAAAGCTATAAATAAACGGAGGACCAATGTAAGTTGCCGTATGTACATCAACGTCAGTAAACAAAATGGTAGCGCCACGGATGCGTTTAGCGCACTGTAAAGAACCAATAGTGGTTAACTCAAAGTCACCAGCTTGGTTGGTAGCCGCAGGAGTCCATACAGTATTATTCTCTTGGTCGCACCATTGAATCTTACGAGGATTGCCTCCCGCACCTAATGCGAATAAGAATCGTTCTTGAGTAACAATCAGACCAGTACAACTTGTTGGTGCGTTAGTAATTGCAACAGCATCGTTAGCAGTATTTAACTGCCATTCAAGTAACTTACCATCTTTTGTTGAGCAAGCAACTAAATACTCACCAAAAGTATCCATAGACCATGTTGTGGCGGGAGTGTAAGAGCCTAAGTCTGGTCTTGCAACACCATAAGCATAACTTCCATAAGTGCCATAACCATAACCAATTTTTAGCACTGCATCTGCATCACCAACAGTAAATGAAGTAGGCGTAATGTCAGTTAGAGTTCCCGCTTCATTCATTGCATAAAGCTTTGAATGTGTACCAATTCCGATACGTCTATTGTTGGAATTATCTCGCCAGTTAATCAAACCACGAGCCATGCCTGTCAATTGATTAGTAGAACGCTTCCTCCAACCACCTACTGGACGGATAGTACCTTCATACCAACGTACCAAATTTGAGCCGTTCCAACGCCCTTTAGACTGATATTCAGTCCCATTTTTGTATACGCCTGGAGGAATTTGTAGTGGAATGTAAGCCATATTCGTAGTCTATCAGTTTGG